TACTTGTATCTGGATCAAGCACACTTATACAAACAAGGCATCACGGGCTTTGAAATTTTAGGACCACTATAATGGACATTTATCACATCTGGGCAAACAAAGAAGGCGACATCTCTGATTCAGAATTTGTAAACGGAATGCGTGGATTCTTACAGCATCTTCAAGACGAAGGCAAAATGGAATCGTTTAGGATTACTCGTTGTAAAATGGGATTCAGAAGTATAGCAGACATGCCCGAATGGCATATCATGATGGAGTTTACAGACATGGCTCAAATGGACAATGCATTTAAACGTGTTGCTCCATTAGAAGGTGAGCTCGAAGTAAAACATAAATCATTTAATCAGTTTGTTAGTGGTGACATTCAGCATGCACTTTTCAGGGACTGGCCCGATAACCTTTAAGAGTTATATAAGATCTCTTTAAGAGATCTATTGATTTCACTTCGTTCATCAATTATTGTTTCTCTTTAGCATTATCTAGATTACGCGGTCACAATTCACCGTATTACGGTGAATTGACTTCTACATTATCTGAGTGTAGCTGTCATTTATCATAATGAGATTGTGTGTATTATACACACGCGGTGGCGGTTGACCGGTACCCCCTACTCAAGCTTCACATATCAACGGAACCCTAGTGACCCGACGATAAATCCAAGTCCTACGAGCATGAGTTGTATCTTTTTCTACAGAGCTCAAACCATTTGTTGCCTTAAGTTAGCAATTGCCTTTGACACCCAAACGTTTCCAGACCGGGTATTGCACCGTTCTTCGATGGGGCTAGACCACTACGCCTAGCACAGAGTCAGTAAAGTTGCCTATCTAATGTGTTGAGAGATTTGTTGGAAATAAAGTTGATTTGATTTGATGCCTGGGTGTGCTAGGTCGGGATTAGTATCTATCATTTGAGACCACATTGAATTATACAAATTAATCCAATGAGACTCTTGAATCCCACCTAGCTGATCATATTCATTGTGTATTTTGCTGTAAATTTTAAAAATTTCGTCATTGTCTCTATTATCAACGTCAATAAGTTTTTTAGTAAATTCGGTATATTGATTTGGTAATACATTTTCCAATCTTATAAAATATTGATTGTCCCATTCGCACAACCCATTAATAAAAAATATTTTTGTTTTGGTTAATTTTGCTAATCTAGTTAAGGAATTTACATAAGAAACAACAGGTAGTATTTCGCCATACAGGTGTGCCAGTGTAGTAAATCGATCTCTAATATTTTCAAGATACGAAGACGTATAATTAATATTATTAAGATTATAATCAAATATGCGACTGTTGGGGATAAACCAGCAACAAGTATCGTACACTTCACAGCCTAACTGCATTTGATATCTTGGACTACTGGTCCAAGCCACAAACGCATATTCACAATCGTTGTGAGTGAGATTATAAACTGCATCTGCAAAAATGCCAGAATTAGATCGACCCCCTTGAGCACAATTTATCATATGGTATTCATTGAGTTTGGTATTTTGATGCAAAAGATTAACCCAAAGATTTGGATCCAATTTATCTTGTGGCCATCCACTGCCAGCAGTGTAGCTGCATCCTGCAAATAATACAGATCTCATCTAATGTTTTACCTTGCTTTTAGATAAGTCGTGTATATTTGGTTCTAGTAAGTAGTGCAGTTGCTTTGTATTTGTAAACTTTTCTAGTTGCCAAGTTTTCAAGTTTAGGTTGTGACTATAAATTAATTCGTGTTGAATGGCTGCTTCTTGTACAATATCTAGATTAAATCTTGTCAAATCCAAATTGTTACCTTCGATGATATAGCTGATTATTTTATCAAAATACCAAACAAATAGAAGTCTACGGTAATGCAATCTCCTCCAGCTGTAATACACACTATCCCACTGGGCTTTGCGGGTATCATCAAGTTTGAGGCCTAAATAGTTAAACAAATCAATAATTGTTAAATCAAATGTATTCCACAACTCCATGGTATCCAGCGCATAGTGATCGTGTGATAAAGTTATATTTGGTTCAATGCGTAATACATTTTTGGGATTTATATTTAACGCCAGAAATTCTCTCTGATCCCATACATTTGTTAATTTTAAATTGTTCCACGTATCTAACGAGTCTTTAAAAAAGTAAGTAATAAAGTCATCAAACTTTTCATAGTCGGTGGTAATTTTTTTGCCCGGAACTGCCCAGGATTCAGAAACATCGCCTCTCCCGTAGTACGAACATTGATATAAATGATGCTCCTTGGCCAGTGTTAATACTATAGTAGGGTCGTCTTTAAATTCAGCTAGTTCTTTTTCAAGATCACTGTTGTAGGACGTTGTTACTAATCCATGATTATGAACATAAATGGTATGAAAAGTGTCAACTGGTGTGGCAAGCAATGAAGAATGTATTAGATTAAATGTGTTAGACGCATCGGTTGATATTGGCTGATTTGGTCTAAAACCATGAGCATTTTTAAGAGTCATTGGGTTATCGATAACATCGAGCCATTGGTTGGACTTGGCATGATAGTATTTTTTATGGCCTGCAAGATAGTGTAAACTCCACGAAAGGAATGTCCCGCCTACTGCTACATCTGTTAAAATTGCTATCAATCTTTTGCCCATTTGATTAAATTTTGTTTTTAATATGACTACCATGTATACGGCAAACTATCTGCCCGTTGTACCAGTCGTCCGACTCTAGTACTCTATGGGTAAATTGCTCTCTAGCTTCTACATAACTGCATTCTGCTTTTGATCGACAATAAAATAATATTTCTCTTGTGAAGCTGTCGGCGCCCTGCGCCAGAATGTCTCGGTTAAGCTGATCGTTGCTGCCATAGTATAGTTGCCAATCTGAGTCTATTTTGCTTCTAATTTTCTTACGTTTTTTGTTGCCGTTCTTTAATTTTACTACTCGGTATGTTGTCTTACTAAACTTTGCTAATTTTTTTCCAATATATTTCCTGCCGGTTAAGTTATTTGTAATCAAATAAACAAATCCGACGCAATCTTCGGGTAGTTCTTGAATTTGAGAGTTTTCGTACAACCATACCATAGGCTAATAGTTATCATCAACTGCTCCTAGGGTGGATAAAACATGAGTAAAAAATCGCTCATATACTATATCACAGGTGTGTTGGCCTAGGTGCAATGTGCTGTCAATATACGGATTATTTAATAATGCTTGTTCAAATGCTTGTTTATTTTCGACTGCCTCAATAAACGATAATTTATTAAATTTTAAAATTTTGGAACGATCATTTAACCAGTTATAAATGCCGTTGCCGACGGTGTATACCGGAGATAAATTATCAAAATCTTGTTCAATAAAATCAATTAACGATTTATTTTTCATTGACGACAGAGTCACCGACGAAGTCCAGGCAGAGCAAATGTAATGTTGATAGTCACCTAACTCGGATTTTAAAATATTGATTTCGGCCGTTAATACGCTGTTTAAATAGGTTGTTAAATCAGGGTTTGATTTACCTAATTTAAACTCTTCTAATAAATCTCTACCAACTTCTGACAACCCAATGCATACAAATGGTTTAATATTGTATTTTTTTAATTCAGCCAATGCAACCAGTGTTCGTTTAATAATATTAATATTACCTTGCCCCGGTACAGAGTGATTTATAACAAATATATCTTTAAATAAGTTACAATCAGCATTGGTTACCCTGGTAACATAATGGGATAACCAACTGTCGCCGTTAATATATAATACTTTTTTCATTACTTGTTACCATTCGGTCGCATATTTTTCATCAACTCTGCGGATATCACACTTGGTTTGACACTCTTGCCATTTAAAAGTTTTAAATTTTGTTTCCCAAAAATTATCATCTATCACATCAGACAGTTCACGAGTATGTAAATTAAATTGTTCTGCCAATTGTTGCCATTCAATATTGTGACTGTATCTATTAGCTACCCAACAGCAAGGAAACAGTCTACCACGTGCATTAATGTACAAACCTTTATTGCCGATCTCACACAGTGGTTTAACGCCATTTATTTCTTTGACTGAATTATATAGTTGTATATTTTTTATATCTACCTGCGGATGTAACCCACGTGAGCTTAACAGCACAACATCTCTTTCAAATCTATGCGAGCTACTTACAAATCTTTTACTAGGTTCTAGTGCATCATTTTCGCCATAGTTTGGATATACACTTCCAAACTTAGTGCTTTTGGTTAACTGGAAAGCATCCATGCCTAACTTCTCAGCATACAATTTCATAAAATCAATATACTCTTCGTTAAACTTAAATGCAATAGCAGCCCAGACTAACCTACACGAACTTGTGGCCTTTAAAGTTTTGATGCCCATAATAATCGATTCAAAATCACTGTTTACACGATATAAATTATTGCTAGCATTGTCATACCCGTCGATACTAAAATGTACTGTATCTTGAGCAGTTAATACACCGCCTAGCCCTTGCCACCATTTTTTCTTTTTATGCGACCCGTTGGTAACGATAACTATCTGCACAGGCTTGATGCGTTTAATGTAGTCTATTACAAGAATAAGATCGTGTGCATAGATAGGATCGCCATCATCCCCGCAGAATGTAATTTTTTCAACGTTATTACGGATAAAATCTTCAGTAAAGTTGCGTTTAAAGAATGCCAAATCTAATTCAGTGTTTACCAGAGTATCTGGCACTTCTTGTCTAGCACAACGAGTACACTGCAAGGTACACTTGCTTGAGATTTCAATGTGAAAGTGCCATGTTGCTAAGGTCATGCAACCTCTACATCGGTGTTATAGCTAGTAAATCCGTTCTCTTTAACAACTTTGAGAATATTTTCAACTCGGCCTGCTAGTTCATCTCGATGACTTACTAACCAAATTGACTTGTGTCGTTCACGGCTCATTTGTTTCAACAAGGCCAACGCATTTTCCACACCCGATGTATCCAGGCCGTTGTCGATCATTTCGTCTATAAACAGGAGATTAATAGGTTGATACAAGGATTCAAACACATCTCGGAATGCCCAACTCATTGATAATATTAAACGATTGCGTTCACCACGACTCAAGTTATCAAAGTCCAGCTCACGTCCTAGCTCTTCAATGCTAACAGTCAAGTCATTTTGGAATACTACAGTGTGTGGCAAGCCCACACGATCCAAATAATGTGTTAGTCTGGCATTTAGATAGCTAAGATTTTGTTCAATAATCTTTTTACGGATAAATGAATCTTTGCTAGTAAGCAGTTTGAGCAAGAACTCTTGATGTTCTTGCAAGCGAGTAAGGTCATTAAGTGCGTCATAGGTTATGTCCTGTAATGCTTGTTGTTGCATTTCCTCAATTTGTTCGCTATACGGATCTGTTTCTACTTGCTTTGTGGCAATCTGTTGTTCTAAATTGGTTAGTGTGGCTTGATGCTGAATAGCGTCACTTTCTTTGTCATAAAACATCTTGGGTGGCTTGCCTAACGTGCCCAAGGCCGTGTAGGTAGTCTCCAGTTCTGATAAGAGGGTGCTGTAAGTTGTGCCACTTGCTCGAGCCGAGCCCAGATCAGCCTGTTTCGCTTCCACAACTTGTTGGTGCTTACTATCGTGGAAGGGCTGACCACACGTATGACATTCATGGTTAGAGAGCGTTTCAATTTCCTTTGATAGTTTGGTTGCCAGCTTTTCCTCCCTGCTGATGTCCAGTTTGACTCGTGAGATCTGACCCGATAGTTCGTTGATATCCTTGCGCTTTTGATCCCATTCCTTGTGATCCGTGTGCGCTTGAATCTCCGCTTCGATGTTAATTTCCTGTAGCGCAAATAAGGCTTTCTCAAGTTCCGTGATATCGTCGCCATGTTTGGTCGTCCATAATGTTTGTCTACGCTTTAATGATTCAATCTGTTCTTCAATACGTTTATTGGCTTCTTGCACAGCACGAATTCTAAACTCTTCTTGTGTAATGCCTTCTTTGGTAGCTCTATTATGCTCTTTGATCTTGTCGGCCCGCTCACTCAGCATGGTAATACCCAACAACTGTTCAATGATAGTACGTTGATCGTTGGCTTTAAGACTTAAAAACGGTTCTGTGTAAGTGTTGAGTGCTAGGATATGTTTGAACATGTCGTGACTTAGTCCTAGGGTTTGCTCAATGGCATCCTGTGTTTCTCTGCTGTCGCCTTGGGCTTCATCGGTGACCACTTGCTCTTGATTGTTTACAAAGAATCTTAACAAGTTGGGTTTACGGCCTCGTTCAATCCGATAATCTTTACCACCTACACTGAAGTCTAAACTGACCAGCATGTTTTTATTGTTGGTCTTGTTTACTAGGTTATCCTTGCGGATGTTGCTGAGTGCTTGCCCATATAGGCTGTAGCTGAGAGCATTGATAATTGTAGTCTTGCCTGTGCCGTTGCGACTTCCGTCGCCGCCTAGGTCTAAGTTTTCACCCAACACAAGTGTCAAGTCTTTTCGGTCAAAGTCAATGGCCTGTGTGCTGTTACCCACACTCATGAAGTTTTTTACGGTCAAATTCTTTATATGGATCAAATAGTAACTCCGTGTTTATCTAGCATTGTAACAATATCTTTGGTATTTGTAAACCAGTCACTATAATTATTATGTGGAACTTCAAAATTATATTCTATCCAAATATAATAATACAGGATAGCTTGAGTCCAAAGATCAGTAGTATTAATTGGTATTTCTTGTTGATTTTTAACAGCATCAATTATTTGTTGCGCTGTCAACACAGGTTGTATATACTTCGCATTGGCTGTCGCAAATGATTGATGATCAAATTCTTCTAACACAATACCAATTTTTTGTAACTCTGCTGATAACCGGGCACTATTAATAATAGTTGCAACATCAATATAAAAATCACTGCCAGATTTCCATTTATATCGTAACTGATTATCTCGGAGATATAAAAAATAGTTTTCTCGTTTGGCCCAATCATTGTTGTTGTTCCATGCGTCCTTATTGGCTCTGGATTCTGAATCAAAATTTGCATTCATTGCCTTGGTGATCATGGTACGAGCCACAACAGGCCAAGACCAATCTGAATACCCAATTTTAATAACAGTTGCATTTGGAAAAAAATGTTTAAACTTTTCTTCTTCGTTGTTGATACCATTGTCTATTAATACAGTATAATTAAACTTAGGATCAAAATCAAACTCATACAAGATTGGATCTTGAAAATATTTAGGAGCGATTAGTTCCACACTGTGGCTGTTACCGTTGTCTGCAAATTTTAAAGTATTCTTTGGTCGCTTAAATCCTAGACCAAATAGGCTTATTACAGCATTGACATAGTGACCAAACCCACCAGAAGGATACCATATGCAATAAATCATAAATTTTGATATATTTTTAGTAGTAATTTTGGATCGTAAAATTCACTTTCAATATTGGTCAGTTGATCTGTTACAATTTGATCAACACTTTCAAACTTTACTTCGCCCGGTGACATATCAATATCAATGTCGGTGCGCTTGCTAGGTATTAGTGCCATTTCACGTAAATTATGATCTTGAACAAATGTATCTTTGATAAAGTTAGCTTCTTCGTAACTGATGTCGATATCTAACTCTACACGAACATGCATATTGGGCACAAGTATGTTGGGTGCATTATCAATTACTTCACTTAGTTTAAGTACACGATACAAGGGTTGTCCGGGCCACGCATGATACACTGGCTCACTTCCCCACTCTAACGTCATCATGCCACGTGCCGCATCGCCAGCGTCGGCATAGTTGTGTGGAAAGCAGTTGCCAATGTAGTTAATATTCTTTTTCTGTTGTCTAAGATGGAAGTGCCCAGAAAATACTCGATCAAAGCCGCCAAAGCTCTCGACCTTGACCTCGCCATGGTCTGGCATTTCTACCATGGCGTTCATTTTAAAATGTGGCAATTCAAAATGTCCAAACATATACTTTGCGGACATTTTAGGAATCCGTTTATGATCATCTCCGACTAGCCAAGGGGCAATTACAACATCACCGTCTTGGAACCAATCATTAACAATTTGGATATTGGGTATGTGTTTGGCCCACTCTGTTGAATAGATATCTCGTTTGTCACGATAGTATAGGTCGTGGTTACCTGGAATAAAATAAAAACGATCAAATGCCCGGGATAGTTTTTCCAAGCTACGTAGGCTATACTGTAAGGTTTGCATGTTAATGGCCGCACGTTGATGGCTCCAATCTCCAAGGAACATGCCGGTTTCGCATCCATTGGCCCGGGCTGTTGCAATAAACCAATCAATAAAATCACTACAATCTTGATTGTGTTGTTGGCTATTTGACTTTAGTCCAAAGTGAATATCGGTACATACTGCTACTTTTTTAAATAGACTCATAGATTACAGTATACAGGAATGAAATGGATTATGCAACTAACGTTGTTCCAATTTGAAAAGTAAATTTGTTTGTTAATATATTGTACCATTCTTGATATTCTTTACCTAACTCTACTGCTTCGGTATAGTTTTTAACTATGTCTGTGTCTGTGTATGGGTTCTTCAATATTTTAAGATTATTAAAATATGATGACAGGTCTTCTAAATAATAAAAAGCAACGTCTTTTTGCCAGATCAATTTACATCCTATCAAAATGTCCAGAAATGTAGCAACAGTGTTGAATTCTTGTTCAAACTCTTCGGCAGTGATAGTAAGCGGTGATGATTGCTCGACTATTTGTTTATTTCTTTCAAAATCATCAATACTCAGAGACACCATTATTTTTCCGATGGTTTTAGTGGCGAATCTACTTATAACAAATTTTAAAAAGTTTTTACGCAAAATGGCAAACACTTTAGAAGTATTGACTACTTTTAGAATTAACTTTTCCCAGTTTTCTTGATCGTGATGTTGATGCTCGGTAACTCCGATAATTTCTTTGAGAACATGAGTTCCACATCTGCCAGGACTAAAAATTAATTGGTTAATTTGAGCAGACGGTAAAACAAATGGGTGATTGTTATAAAAAAATACATCATCGGCTACAGATAATCTGAGCAACAACGCTCGGATCCATTGATTATAATCATATGTATTTTTGTCCCAGGTATCTTCAAGATTGTTTAAATCGTTGGCATGCGTTGACAAGACTTTTACAATATAAAAATGTTTGTTTAATTTACATAAATCAATATAACTAATTTGGTCAGCGGATGTTATATCACAAATAATATTATTATTACTTGCTAAAAAATCAATTTTATTCTGTGTAATATTGGGCCAGTCTACCGTAAAACACGGCATTACTGTATAGGTAGGATACTTTTTATAAAACCATTCCTTAACAGCACTATTACCGTTGTGTAATAGTAAAATATTTTTCATCATACTGATTAATTGTCGTTGTTATATTCGGCTATGTCAATGTTTGTGACCACAGCACCGTAGTTGGGATTCTTTTTGCCTGCGTTTTGTCTAGTCCATGACGGATTTAATCCAGCCTGTTCCAACATATCGTCACGAATGTTTTGATTTTTCTTTTCTAAATTCAAAATACGAGTGAAACTATTAGTAATAGCCGCTGTATAGTAAGCAAACGGATTCTGACTCTTTGATTCATCAAACTGTAGACCAATCTGACTCAACTGTAGTAATGCTTGTCCACGCATTTCCTCATTGTAAGTATAGCCACGCCAGTTTGATCGAGTAGCATATCGCTCACATAATTTTATATACATTGTGGCCAAGGTACGTGTGGCATTGCCGTGATCCTTGCTAAACTCTCCGTGCTCAAAGTCGCCAATCCAGTGACTCTTGCCCACTTGATACGGTTGTTTGTTTTCGTCCAAGCGATAATGATAAAATGGTGGAAAGTTCAGGCGAACATGCTTTTCGTCCAAGACAGGAATGTCAAGCAATTCGGCCAACGGATCATCTTCAGGCATGTCCAGCTCAAAAATATCTTCAATTTTCTTTTTCTTTTGTTGACTTTTTGGCACTTTTTTGGGTGCCATGGGTATGTGATCCCAACAGGTAATGCGGAATACCAAGTCGGTATTGGCAATCTTTTTTGGGTCTACAACGACACCCTCCCGCTTTAATCTGTCAGCTTGATTGCGCCTGGCCTCAGCAATAGTGCGTTGATTGATTTTGGCTAGTGTGGGCAAAATGATATCATACTGATGATCTGCCACAGGATCTGTGTAGCTACAGTAGGTATTTTTGCTAAGGTGTATTTGTTTTAAGATGTCACGATTATTTAAATAATTAGTTTTTGCCGGAGTTCGAGTTACAATAGTAGTGGCCATACATTTCCTTTAAGTTATTTTTACTTTGCGACGATTTTTTGCCGCAATGCTTTTTTTAAGACGAGTTTCTTCAGAATCAGGAATTCCTTTTTTTGAACAAGGTCTTCCGGTAGCTGCAATCGACATTTTTTTCTTTGCATCTTCAGTTCTTTTTTTTCCTTTATTAGCGTTGCTAATTTTTTTCTTAGTTTCTTCTGTACAAGATCTACGAGGTCTATTTTTTGCCGCTATAGATCTGCGCCTATGGGTTTCCTCAGGTTCGTTGCGTTTAGCATCGGCCATTTTTTTACGAGTGCTGTCAGATGGGCAACTGTTACCTTCACCGCCATCAGTCTGATTGTGTAATATTCCTGTTTTGATATCTTTTCTACCGTACTGTAAAATTAATCTTGATTCAAGATCGTGCGCCATTGATTCTGTTAATCCGTCCTCTAAAAATATAATATTTGCTTTATCTGCTGGAACTGGAACACGATGTTTAACAAAGGCACGATTGCCCTTGCCTTTTCCTATGTAATATGGCGTGTTAGCTCTTGCAGTTTGGGAATCTTTACTTCTTAAATATGCATAAACATAAAATTTTTCTGTCATAACCACTCCTAATTTACAAAATTATTTATGGTTGCATTGAAATACTTAACTTTAAATTTCTCCTAATAATGTATTTATTGTAGCACAAAAACCACAAAGGTCAACCTTTAAATCATTATCTGGGTGGTTTATTTCTACGGTAAATATTGTATAGGAAACAATTATGCCAACAGCAGATCAAGAAACACTGAATAGACTCGAGGGGTATCTTAGAGAGAACGAAGCCTCATTGGCACGTCGTTTGGAGTCCGGTCAAACAAATACAATCGCTATAGAATCTAATATTCTTGCTCTAAAGGCACAAATTGCCGAAGTAAGCGCAAGAATTGCGGCTTCCGGAACCGGCCCCGATCAACCGGTAAGCTCCACCACAGATCCACAAGCCGGAGGAGCTGGCGAAAAGGCAGCAGTTCCTGCCAGCGACGTTAAAACGGAAGCAGCGCCAACCAATTTTGGAACAACTACTAAAACATTTGACGACGGCTCAACTTTGCAAACATTTGACGACGGCTCAACGTTGGCCACAGGCACAGATGGTAAGATTAGTTCTAGCCCTTCTACTGACACACAGTCCGCAGTACAAGTTGGAAAAGCAAACGCTGTAAATCAAGAAACCAATACCAGCCTGTCACAACAACCGCCGCGCAATACTGATTGGCGTGTGACATTGAGGTTAGCCCCGGGCGCCACCTATTTGTATAATGCTGCCGACGCCGGCCTATTGCAACCTTTAAAAGTTACCAATGGAGTAATATTCCCTTACACTCCAAGTATTAGCACAGCCTATAAAGCCAACTACAGTTCTTATGATTTGACCCATTCAAACTATCGTGGATATTTTTATCAAAACAGTTACACCGATGTTATTACACTGACCGCTAGCTTTACAGCACAGAGTACTAGTGATGCAGCCTACGTACTAGCAGTTATACATTTTTTCCGTAGCGTAACAAAAATGTTCTACGGACAAGACGCACAACGTGGCAGCCCACCGCCTTTGGTATTCTTAAGTGGACTTGGTGATTATCAATTTAATAATCATCCTTGTTTGGTCAGTACATTTAACTATACCTTGCCGGCCGACGTAGACTATATAAGTTCTGGATCACCCAACAATCTAGGATTAAATTTGCAACCCTTACAGAATTTATACTCTACCACACTCAATGCTGTAGCACCAACTGTGACCAGATTGGCAGCAGCATTTTTACCTCCAGGCGCACAAAATGACCTACCGGCACCGTTGCAGAGTTTGCTGAACAATCCTACCTATGTGCCTAGTAAAATAGACATTGTATTAAACTTGTTACCTGTGCAGAGCCGTCAACAAGTTAGCACACAATTTAGTCTTAAAGGATTTGCCAATGGTCAACTGCTCAAAGGAGGGTTCTGGTAATGGCCGGCCTATACACTAGTACCAGTCCATATTTTCTAACTGGCTACAGTCAGTTTTTCTTGGATGTCATGGTCAATAGGCCTATACCCAAGGCCACGGATGATATTTTGTTTACTATCAACCTTGCTTTTCAATATCGTCCAGACCTGTTGGCCTATGACTTGTACGGCGATGCTGGTCTATGGTGGGTATTTTATCAACGTAATCCTAATACATTGACTGCACCACCAATGGACTTCGCAGCCGGGACTTCAATCTATCTGCCCAAAATTAACACGCTAAAAACAGTGTTGGGATTCTGATATGGGTAGTCTTTCAGCTATTCCAGGGTATGATGCTTTAGAAGCTCAACGCACTGCATTAAAGGCACAACTTGACACATTACTAGATCAACGTGACGCAGCAGCCGAAGCATTTGGCGGCATAGCCTCGCCTCAGGCTCAAAAATATCAACAACAGGCCAAGGCATTAGAACCACAGTATCTAAGCATAATTGATCAACAACGACAATTGATTCTTAATGACGGCAACAATGATCGGGCAAGCCCCACAGTAACCACCGGCCAATCACAAAGCACACCTGCTCCTAATGCCAGAGATGACGGGCCTACACAAGCTCCAACATCTAGTGGAGCTGGCGCCGGCGGCACGGGCAATGCTGCTACCAGCAAAGGCGCCGACGATAATCCGGGTCCTAATACCGCCTCTACACAACAGGCACTGGCTGTGTTTTCAACCTCAACAAATGAGCTGATTGTAACTCAACCCAATCAATTAGATCAATATGCCAGCTACACCTACGGTATTAGTTGGTATGTGTTAAGCCCGCAACAATACAATGCTACAGTTAGCTCACAACGAGCCAACTTGGCCGGATGGCAACTGCTGATGCAAAGTGCTGGCGCCCCTATCAAAGGGCGCAGTCCAGCATTTCCACTGGATTACTACATGGACGATCTTGAAATAGACAGCAACGTGATGGGCGGACAAAATATGGCCAATTCAGCTACACGAATAAAATTTCGAGTGGTTGAACCTAATGGTATTACTTTAATAGAAAATTTATTTCGGGCAGTCCAATCAGTCTACGCCAATGCTCAGCAACCCAATGCCAATACCGGTGGCGCAGCCAAACAACCAACCACTACAAAAACAACCAATTATCTTAATGCACAATACTGTCTAGTTATACAATTTTACGGCTACGACAGCAACGGCAAGTTGGTGGCTCCTGCTGCAGGATCCTACAATACTGACAGCAACAGTGCCACTGGCGGATATGGTCAACAAGCAATAATTACCAAATACTATCCTTTTCAACTGGACACAATTGATTTTCGTGTGGCCAATCGTGCTATAGAATATGAAATAACAGGGGTTCCTATACCACAATGGTACGCCGCTAGTACTGACCGAGGAACTGTTCCGCACGACTATGCAATGACCGGACAAACAGTAGACCAATTATTAAATGGTAGTCCGATAACGACCGCTAGAAACACAACCGAGCCAGGCGAAAGAAAAACCACCCCGGAACCACAAACACAAACCAAACCACTTAAAGTTGCTGATTTGCCAATGCAACAGCAAGCGGCCATAGCAGCTGGTACAGATCCCAATGCGGTAACAGATTCCGGCATGGCATTTGGTGGAGGAGGATTATAATGCCAGCCAATAGACAAGGCAAAGGTGACTTTTTTAACTACGCTGAATTATTTAATTCAAAATCACAACGTACTGTAGCAGCCGAACGAGGAGCACAGTCGGCTGACGCAGCGCCAGCCAAGGCGCCTGCCGCCCCGGTAGCTGGCCAACAAAATATTTTTACAGGACTCTGCGAAGCACTTAATCAGCATCAACAAGAGTTGATCAAGCAAAAGCTACGCGAAATTCCAGACCAATATGCTATTCGATTTGACCCGCCAGCCATGGGCCAAGCTACAATCAAACGCCCAGGATTTCAAAACCTAGATCAAGCTCCTATGCGGAACAATGACACTGCAAAGAAACTTGATTCAGAGAAAGATAATGTAAATCGCAGTGCCATGACCTGGACGGTAAAAGCCGGAGCACAAATTGTGCAGGTAATTGATAACGTACTACGCAACAGCAGTTATATCACAGATCAACAGATTGTACAGGTAAGTCCAGTGGCAGATCCAAAAACAGGTGTACAAAAACAAGTATCGAGCCCAGGAACCAAAACTGGAACTACAGCATGGTATAAAATTACTGTGGCTGTAGAACAATTAGGAGTTGACAACATTATACGAGATCATGCTTATCGCATGACATTTATTGTTACCCCGTATGCAGTTGCACAACTGGCCAGTCAATATTTTCCAGATAGTCGTTATCGTGGCGTCCATAAATCTTATCAGTACTGGTTTACTGGAAACAACACACAGATTCTACAGTACGAGCAAAAATATAGCAACGCATATCGTTTAACATTGACTGGACTTGGTGTTGACTTACAAAAAGAAGGCAGTACAAATTTTCGAGACCAATGGCGCAAAATTTACATGGCCACCAGCGAAAATCATGCTCAAGGTGCCAAAGACTATACCAACGAACCCGGAGACAATGCTGCCAGTTTTTTATATGATCCTATGTCGTTAGCTAATGTTAAATTGCGCATAGTAGGCGACCCAGCTTGGATGCAACAAGGAGAAGTTGGCCTAGGCCAAGTTGCTAGAAATTTTAATTTTAGTCCATTCCTACCTGATGGCAGTATCAATTACGACAGCCAAGCTATTATGTTCGATATCAGTTTTAATCAACCAACTGATTATGACTTTAACACTGGCGTTGTGAATGTAAATGCCCACAATAGTAGCAGTGGTCTACCTCAAGAACACTATACCTACACTGCTACTAAATGTAAAAGCATTTTTAGCAAAGGTCGATTTGAGCAGGAAATTGAAGGCAAGTTGTTGGTCGAATACAATCAAAACTCAACTACCAATAACAATGGAAGGTCAACTGCTCCTGTAGCTACTACTTCTCCAAGTTCAACCGCCGTTGGAAGTAGAGAACAAACAACAGCACAAAATACAGAATCTACAGCACCCGACGATGGATCTCGTGGATATGCTATACAAGACGAAACAGGACAGGTATCTAATATTAGAAAAAATGAATACGGCGACTTGTACTATCCAGTAACCCCAGGACCAGCGGCACCACCAGCGGCGCCGACCAGTAGTGGTGACATATCATCGCCACGACCGGCAAACGCCGATATAATTACTGGAGAAGTAAATACTACAACATATACCCCAGTGCAAAATCCAGATGGCACTTATCAAGCACCTCCACTAATTGGTCAACTCCAATTAAATAATGGCCGAGTGGCTTCTTTTTATGCAACAGATGTGGCAGGATACAACAAGGCATTAGCTAGTGGTGCCACACCAGTAGGACCACAAAAGATGAATAAGGAATACTAATGGCCGGCGAGAATATACAACGCAACACAGGACAACCAAAAAATTATAAAACCGATCGTGGTGGTATGCCGGTGCCCCCAGGCGCATATATTGGTATAGTAAAAAATAATGTTGACCCAGGCCGTTCTGGAAAACTACAGGTGTATATCCAACAATTTGGTGGCCCAAATTCTGACAATCAAAAATCGTGGAGCACTGTAAGTTATTGTCCACCATTCTATGGATCAACACCTCCTGGCGCTAGTGCAGGAACAGGTGCATTTGCGCAGGGTAATCCACAAAGCTATGGCATGTGGTTTACTCCTCCTGATATTGGTGTACAAGTTCTATGCCTATTTGTGGCTGGAGAACCAACTGGGTATTACGTAGGTTGTATTCCAGCACAAGGTATCACACACATGGTTCCTGCAATTGGATCGGTTGTTAAATCTCAGGCTATGACACAAAATGCCACACAGGCCAGTTACTTTGCTGGATCTGACAGATTACCTGTAACGGAAATTAATAATTCTAATAAAGAAATTAGTCAAAATCCCAAATATTTTGATCAGCCTAAACCAGTACACAGTTACCTAGCTGGTATACTATTTCAACAAGGATTGATCAATGACCAGGTGCGTGGAAGTATTGGTAGTACCAGCCAACGCGAAAGTCCAAGCAACTGTTATGGTATCAGTACTCCGGGTCGAGCAATTTATCTAGGCGGTATTGGTGCAAAGGAAGGTGGCGATGACAAGGTCTCTGGCAAAACGTTATCTGCAGATCAACCAAACGCAGCTAATGTTATTGCTCGCCGTGGCGGCCACACCTTTGTCATGGATGATGGCGATTTACAAGGTAAAGATAATCTGGTGCGTATTCGAACAGCCAAAGGACATCAGATTACCATGAGTGATGATGGCGATTGTTTTTATATTTGTCATGCCAATGGCCAGGCCTGGATTGAAATGGGGCAAGAAGGCACCCTGGACGTCTTTACTACTAACAGCATAAATCTACGCAGTCAAGGTACCATAAATTTACATGCCGACGAAGATATTAACATGTTTGCCGGCAATAAAATCAATATGAAAAGTATCAAAGGCACCATCATGCAAAGCGATGCTGATATGACTGTATCAAACAAAGGTAAAATGACTTTGTTTAGCCAAGGAGGTATTGGTATTAAAACTCCGGCTGTCTTGGCCATAACCAGTCAGTTAGGCAGCTGGGCTACCAGTTCTGAATTAACGTTTAATGGTAGTAAAATACATCTTAATGGTGGCCACCGCATTGAAGTCGAAACCCCAATTGGATTGACCAAATACCTACATCCCAAGGTTGAATTTAATGCCAGCACCGGGTGGTTGGCTATACCGTCAGCTACAGAAAGTATAGTGACT